CGGCGATCAAGCCGTTCGACGAGTGGCTTGCGGGCCTCGACGACATTCGTGTCGTCAACGAGGGCGACGAGCCGGTCCCTTTGGGTGGGACTCCCTGACCGTCCAGGTTGCCGCGTTAGCGGTGCGGACAGGGATCTCGCCCAGGGAGCTGTACGAGCTCGACGCCACGATGCTCGACGCGATGTGGAGGGTCCTGTCCTGGCAGGTCGACGAGCAGAAGAAAGCAGCAGACCAGGCGAAGTCGAGGAGGCGTAGGTGACAGTCAAACCGCTAAAGACATCCAAGAAGCTCGCCGGCGACGTCGAAATCTTCGGCCTCCAGGAGATGCAGCGGGCCTTACGCAAGGCACCGCCGGAGACAAGGAAGCGCGTCAACGCCGGTTCCAAGGAGGTCGCCGAGCATGTCGTGAAGTTGATGAAGGTTCGCGCCCGCACCGTTCCGCACGCCCACCAGTACGAGCTCGTCGTGCCGTCGCTGCGGGCCATCGCCGGCCGCACCCCCCGGATGCGTATAGGTGGGACACGCAAGGCCCGCGTGTCGCGCAAGGCGCGCCCCTCTGTCGGCGAGTTCCTCCACGGCGTCGAGTTCGGCGGCCGCGCAAGGAAGCGCACCTCAAGGGGCGGTTCGACGATGCAGTTCGCACCCCACCGGGGCCGCAAGGGGTACGTCATCTTCCCGACGATTGCCGCCTCACATGAGTTCATCAAGAAGGAATACTCACGCCAGATCGAGAAAGTGCTGAGGACACTCTGATGGCATCACCGGTACGTACCCTCACGGTCAACTTCGTCGGCAATACGAAGGCCCTCGACAAGGCGTTCAAGCGCGTGTCGAAGGGTTCGAGCCTCATGTCGGACAGGATGGCGCGGGCAGCTTCGATAGGCATGGGCGCGTTCGCAGGCATCGGCACAGCCGTGGCCGGCGCTGTGATGACCCTCAAGCCGATGATCGCCGCTGCCGCCGACGTCGACGAGTCCCTATCCAAGAACCGCGTCCTGTTTGGCGACGCCGCCGCAGCTGCGGAACGGTTCGCCGAGAGCTCTGCATCAGCGATCGGCATGTCGCGCCGCGACGCCCTCGAGGCGGTCGGCGTGTTCGGTTCCCTGGCGCACGCGATGGGGATGCCACAGGCCGAGGGCGTCGACCTGTCGGTCACGATGACGAAGCTCGCCGCGGACATGGCGAGCTTCGGCAACGTGGGCGTTGAGGAAACCCTGACCGCCCTCCAGGCCGGCCTCCGGGGTGAAGCCGAGCCGCTGCGCCGCTTCGGCGTGCTCCTCGACGCCGCAACGCTGAAAACCAAGGCCCTCCAGATGGGTCTCGTCGACAACGAGAAGAAGGCCCTGACGCCGCAGGCCAAGGCGCTAGCCGCGTACGAAGTCATCCTCGAGCAGACGTTGATCCAACAGGACGACTTCATCCGGACCTCAGACGGCCTCGCCAACCAGCAGAAGATCTTGGGGGCCACGTTCGACAACCTCAGCGTCAAGGTCGGTGAGAAAATCCTCCCGGCGTTTACGTCGCTTGTTTCCTACATAAACGACAATGTTGTCCCAGCCCTTGAAGATTTCGTCGACGAACCGTCGGCTGCCGGGGCTGGAAGCATGTTCGGCGAAATCTTCTGGGGAGCATTCGGCGACAAGGGACCGAGCGCCGAAATCATGGTCGGAACCGGACCCACAGCGATGCTCGACTACGACAAAGCGGGCCGAATGTGGTCTGAGGGTTTCTGGGACTTCGTTTATAACTTCTTTGCAGCTGGTGGACCCGATGGCGGCAAGAACCTCATCCCCCCCGAGGTCATGGAAGCCACGGGCACGAAACTCGAGGAAATGTTCGCCGAGATCGCTGCGAACTTCGGTGTCGACATATCCGACGTGATCAACCGTGAAGGCAGGCGCAACGAGCCCCCCCCCGGCGGCGACGTTGTCCCCGGCTTCGGCGCGGGGCCTCCGAACGCCGTCGTCAGCGATCCCCTGGGCGGCTTCACATCACAAGACATCCAGGGCACCGGAGCCGGCCTAGTGGCAGTAGCCGAAGCGCAGGCAGCGAACCTGGCAGCTGAGGCGCAGCTCGCAGAAATGAACGAGGCGCTAGGTGCCGCCCAGCAGGGCCAGCTAGACGTCGCGGAGGCGTTCGCCGATCTCCTGAGCGAGATGGAGGACCTGCGCCTCGTCGGCATGGGCGAGGAGGACATAACAGGCACCGGGGCCGGCCTGATCGAGGTCGCCGACGCGCAGATCGAGGCCGCGGCGAAAGTCGACGAGATCACATCCTTCCTGAGCACGCATGGTGGGCAAACACCCGGCGGCCGAAACGCGCCGTCCCCGGTCAACATCACGATCAACGCCCCGGCTGTAACCGGCAAGGAAGTCATCGACGCAATGGCCGAAGCGGTGAAACAAAACGGGCCGTTTAGTCGTCAATGGGTCGGCCAGTGACGTGGCGACCGCTACCCACACCGTCAACATCTACCTCGACGGCCACTACCGAAACGTCACCGCCGACGTCCGCGCCGTCCAAATCTCCTACGGCCGACTCAGGGTCACCGACTCGTTTCGGGCCGGCAACTGCCGCATAAGCCTCAACAACCAAGACAACGCCTACGGCCCCCTCGCCGGCGGCACATACGGCGACTCGCAATGGCTGAACGCAGAAGTGCGGGTAATGACCTCGATCAACTCCCCAGGCGTGGCGACAACCCTGTTTCGGGGCCGCATCGAGGACGTCGACACCCTGTACCCGAACTCGAGGGATTCGACGGTCGTCGTCAAGTGCCTCGACGGCATGTCGCTGCTGGCACGAAGTGAACTAACCGACGTCACGTTCTCCCAGGAGGTCGGTTCGGTTCGCTTCTCGGCGGTGCTCGACGATTCACAGGTCGCCTACCCGGCGCAACCCGGGTCCCCGACGACGGCAGACCCGACGACGCGAGACATCGACGCCTCGTCGATCACGATGCAGGCCGCAACCGTCGCCGAGCTCAACACGACGACGTACACCGAACGCCTCTCACAGTCCGAGGACGGCGCAATCTTCGTCCGACACGGCATGGCAGGCGGCGGCACCGTCACCGCCGGCGACCGCGGCGACATCCTCACCTACAAGAAGCGGTACGCCGACTCGGCGGTTACCGGGCTGACGTTCGGGGCCGGCGACGGCACCGCCGCAGCCGAGCCGGCGTTCACGAACATCACGACAATGTTTGGCACCGAGCTCCTCTACACGCGGGGCGTCTACCAGCGCACCGGCGGCACCGACCAGATATTCGACGAAAACGTGTTCGGTCAACCCGCCTACGGGATACGCACCCTGGTGCGCCGCAACCTGCTCAACGACTCCGACGACGACGTGCTCACAGCCTGCAAGAACTTCGTCGCCCTGCACTCCACGCCTGCCCTGCGCGTGTCGAGCCTCGAGTGCAAGCCGTTGGCACTCACCGACGCCCAGGCCGAAAAGGTCGCCAAGCTGACAATCTTCGACGGCATCCGCGCCCAGTTCCAACCCATCGGAGCCGGCGCAGCGATGAACCAGGTGCTGCGCGTCGAATCGGTCACGCACGACATCACGCCGAAGGACTGGACTATGCGCCTGGGCACGTCAGGCAGCGGCGACACCGTTTTCCTGATCCTCGACTCGGCCGACTTCGGCATCCTCAACACAAACAAGCTCGCACCGTAAGGAGACCCCCATGCCGGCCCCAGCTGGTTATAAGACATTCGTAGCCGGAGCGGTGCTCAGCGCCACCAGCGACGTTCAGGTGTACCTCATGGACCAGGTTTGCACGGTCTGGAATGACGCATCGGCCCGCACGTCCGGCCACGGCTCGCCGGCCGAGGGGCAGCTGAGTTACCTCAAAGACACCGACAAAATCTACACCTACGACGGCTCCGCTTGGGTGGCGCAGGGAGCGTCCCCGGAGGACGCAAACACCATTATCGGCCTCGAAATGTTCCTCTAGGAGAACCACATGGCAACATACGCAAAACAGCTCCTGTCCGGCTCCACGAACGGCAAAGGCATCCTCGTGGTCGCCACAGCCACAGCCGGCACCACGATCCACACCGCCGTGTCGGGGACCTCCGACATCGACGAGCTGTGGGTCTACGCCGTCAACTCGTCAGATGCGGATGTCAAACTCACCCTCGAATGGGGCGAAGCCACCGCCCCCGACGGCAACATCGAACAGACCGTCCCGGCCGAGTCGGGCCTCATGCTCCTGGTACCCGGCCTGCTCCTACAAAACAGCCTGGTGCTAAAAGCGTTCGCTGGAACCACAAACGTGATAATCATCCACGGCTACGCGAACCGGATCACCGCCTGATGAGTGTCCGCTACGGGTCCAGGTCGAGGTCGGGGACGATGGTGTCGACATGGCTCAACGGCCTCGTATCGGGCACCGCCTTTTCCTATGCCGCCTACTTTGCTGGTGGTGCCACCGCCACCGACCAAGTTGACAAGTTTGCTTTCCCCGCCGACATCCACTCGGTACTAGCAGTTGGTTTATCGGCGAACACCACGTCGCTGGCTGGTGCCGCTAACGCGGGTTCGGCGGCATATTTCGCTGGTGGCTATAGCGGCAGTGCTGTCGATACGGTCGACAAGTTAGCTTTCGTTGACGACAGTCGCAGCACGTTGGGTACTGGTTTGTCGTCGGCCCGCGGGGGTCTGGCTGGTGCCGCCAACTCGGGTACCGCCGCCTACTTCGCTGGCGGTGACAGCGCATCCACCGTAGACAAGTTCGCATTCTCTGACGACAGTCGCAGCACGTTGGGTACTGGCTTGTCGGCTGGTAAATCGGGTCTGGGTGGTACCGCCAACTCGGGTACCGCTGCCTACTTCGCTGGCGGTTACGCAGGCGGCTATGTCGCCACGGTTGACAAGTTCGCTTTCTCTGACGACTCCCGATCCGCAAGCACGGCATTGTCTGGCGACCGCGGGAGTCTCGCGGGAGCCTCCAACTCGGGTACGGCGGCATACTTCGCAGGCGGTTATTCTAGCGCAACGGGCAGAGTCGCCACGGTTGACAAGTTCGCTTTCTCCGACGACAGCCGAACCACGTTGGGTACTGGTTTATCTAGTGCCCTGAACTATGCCGCTGGTGCTGCCAACTCGGGTACCGCCGCCTACTTCGCTGGCGGCACCGCTGGTTCGGGAGGCGTGACGACGGTTGACAAGTTTGCGTTCTCCGACGACAGCCGAACCACGTTGGCCCAAGGCTTAGACCCAGGCCGGGACAGCCTCGCGGGTGCAGCGAACTCGGAGACACTGGTATGAACATCGCTGAAGCCATCGCTGAAGTCCAACAGCCACGCAGCCGCTACCAGTTGATCCATTTCGTCATCGGTCAGCACGACACACCCGAGATGCGCTTCTACCAGCTGTGCCTCGAGCTCCAAGACATGGGTTACAAGCTACGAATCGCTCAGCTTGGTGTTCGTAAAGCCGAGGTCGAGATTGCCCGCCTCCAGGCGACCGGCGACGACCTCGATGCCATCGAGGCTGAGGAGAAGCAGGTCGGCCTGGAACAAACCCGGATCGTGATGCGCGGCGCTGAACGTGAAATAGCAATCTTGACGGACCTGTTCGACGAGTCGCAGAAGTTCACCCGCGACGAGATCGAACACGCCCAGCCTGAGTATTGGCAGAAGCGCCTGACCCGCCAGACGAACCTCCAGCTGATGGCCGGCGGCGTGCAATGGGCGCAGCTCGACTCGCTTCGCCAGGCCGGGCTCCTCGACGAACTCATCGCCGAGCGTGAACGGCAAACCACCAACGGCCACCAGGAGCTGATCCCGTGATCTACCTCAAGTGGAAACTGTCAACAGATGGCGTGTCCGGTACCGGCCCGGAGGAAACCATCGCCGACCGTGGCGGCCTCGCCGATGCCTCCTGGGCTGTCGCCGGCGACGGGTACCGCATCGGCTACCTCACCCAGACAGCGAACCTCGACGACCTCGACACCTGGGACGTGTCCGAGCAGACCGAAGCGGAGGCCCTCGCTTTCTGCCAGGCCCTGTACGTCGACGCGGAGGTGCTCCCCGATGGGCGCATCTCCGGCCCGCCACTGGACGATGACCCGGTCTGACGACCTCGAGCTGCTCGAGGGCTACCGCGACGACGGCGACGAAAACGTCGCCCTCCTCGACCCGCTACTCGTCTGGAGGCTCGCCTCGGCCTACCGCACCAGCGACCTCCTCGCCGAAAAGGTCACCATCGAGTCGGCTGTCCGAACCGTCGCCGAGCAGGAATACCTCTACGACCGGTACCGGTTCCACGGCGGCAACCTCGCAGCGAACCCGGCGCGCGTAATCGGCACCGGAGCCGGCGGCACCTGGAACGGCTCCTACCACATGGCCCAGGCGTCGGGCTTCGGGTACGCCGTCGACCTCACCCACCACGGCCTGGGTTCCTGGCCGGACATCACGAAGGTGCTCAAAGGGTGGGGACTGCATCGAACAGTCGACGGGGAGCCCTGGCACTACCAGGCGCAGACAGTCGACGGTCCCCTCGAGGGGCCGTTTCCCGAATGGTGGAAAGGCGAACAGCCCGTGGAAGATGACACAGTCGACTGGCTCCGAACCGTGGAGGCGATCCTCCACGCCGGCGACCAGGTGGCCGCCAACCCTGTCCGCAAGGGCAGCCGCGGCGACGAGGTCGCCATGATCCAGGCGCACCTAACGCTGGCCGGGTTCCCCCTCGGAGCCGTCGACGGCGTCGCAGGGAAACGAACCGACAAGGCGATCGAGGACTACCAGGCACTCAACGCGCTCACCATCGACGGCATCGTCGGCATCAACACCTGGAACCGCTTATGGAGGACAACGTGAACGACATCCTGACCCGCGCCGGCAAGACATGGCTGCAAACCTTCGTCGGCCTGCTGGTCGCATCGTGGGCGTCCCGCACCATCAACATCGAAACCCTCGACCCGCTCCAGGAGCTCTCCACCATCGCCGGGCTCGCGTTCGCTTCGATCCCTGCCGCCGTCAGCGCCCTCCAGAACAGCCTCAAACTGGCGAAGCCCGGTGCCTGAGCTCGTCGCCTCTGTCGGGATCATCGCAGCGGCGACCATCTCGGCCATCTCGGCTGTCCTGGTCGCACGCCTGCGGTTCGACTACCGCAGCCAGGTCGGTATTGAGGTCGACCTCCTCCGCGAGATCAACAAACGCACAACCCGCATCGAGGACCGCGTCAACGACCACGGCGAACGCATCGCCACCATCGAGGGCCGACACGCGGCGCAATAATGGAAAAGGCTACGAAGCTGGTCGCAGCCGTCGCCGCGTTGGCGGTCGCGTTAGGCGGCCTCGCAGCCGCGTTCGGCTTCGGCGGCGAACCCGCTCCGACCGGCACCCTCATCATCCTCGACAGCCCTGATGCGTACCGGGCGTTCCTCGAGTCGCACCCCGGGTGACCTGTCGCGCAGATCACGTCGCGCACCGGTTCATCGCTTCACGCATCTCAGCGGTGGGGCGGCCCCGAACGTAGATCGACGTGGTGCGAA